TACTGGATTTTGATCCAGATGCTTCTCTGCTGCAGGAAATGGGTATGCTGCCGCATGACGCAAATCTAGCGGAGCTGGTTGATGAGTCTGATTTAAACGAGATAGCCTCTGAGCTAATAGGTCTTTTCAAGTCTGACAAAGAAAGCAGGGCAGATTGGGAAAGAAGTTATGTAGATGGATTGGATCTGCTTGGCCTCAAGAACGAAGATAGGTCAGAGCCGTGGGATGGTGCTTGTGGCGTATTTCACCCGCTGCTATCCGAATCCGTAATTAAGTTTCAATCTCAGGCCATACAGGAGTTATTTCCAGCGAGTGGCCCAGTCAAAACATCTATTGTTGGCAAGCTTACTGATGAAAAAGAAAAGCAGGCCCACAGGGTGCAGGACTATCTTAACTATCTTCTGACAGAACAGATGACTGAATATCGGTCAGAAACAGAGAAAATGCTATTCTCTCTACCGCTGGCTGGGAGCGCCTTTAGGAAGGTTTACTACGACCCTAATATGGGAAGACCCTGTAGTATGTTTGTGCCGTCAGAGGACTTTATAGTCAGCTATGGAGCATCTGATTTAACGACTTGCGAAAGAACGACCCATATTATGAAGAGGGCAGTCAACGATATCCGCAAGTTACAGGTATCTGGATTCTATCGTGATATCGATTTGGGTGCTGGATCGCCAGACACAGATAGGGTTGAAGAGAAATACAACAGCCTGACAGGCGATAATACCAGCTACGAGTACGACTCTCGGCACACAATCCTAGAGATGCACGTTAATTTAGACCTTATCGGCTTTGAAGATACTGATAAAGGCGAGCCTACAGGCATACAACTACCGTATGTGGTATCTATTGACCAAGGCTCTAGGCAGATTTTATCGATCAGGCGCAACTGGTACGAGAATGACCCCAAGAAAATTAAGAGAGAACACTTTGTTCACTACCAGTATATACCTGGTTTAGGGTTTTATGGCTTTGGTTTGATCCACATGATAGGTGGATTGGCTAAATCAGCCACTTCTTTGCTGCGACAGCTTGTCGATGCAGGCACATTATCTAATTTACCTGGTGGATTGAAGGCCAGAGGGCTCAGAATCAAGGGTGATGATACCCCGATTATGCCTGGGGAGTTCCGAGATGTGGATGTCCCGGGCGGTGCGATCAAAGATAACATAAGTTTTCTACCATATAAGGAGCCGAGCAACGTCTTGTATCAGTTGCTGGGCGATATAGTTGAGGAAGGACGGCGTTTTGCCTCTGCCGCTGACGTAAAAGCGGCGGATATGAACGCAGAAGCGCCTGTTGGTACTACTTTAGCCATTCTAGAGCGGTCTATGAAGGTTATGAGTGCCATACAGGCCCGTCTACACGCCTCTATGAGGGCTGAATTACGGCTTCTGAGTCAATGTGTGCGGGATTTTGGGCCAGAAAAGTACCCATACATGGAAAGTGATGACCCGATAGCGGCTAGAGACTTCGATGATAGGGTAGATATCATTCCAGTTAGCGATCCTAACGCTGGAACGATGGCTCAGCGCATCATGCAGTACCAAGCTGCGCTGCAATTGTCGGCACAAGCGCCGGAAATGTACGATATGCCGCTGTTACACCGCCAGATGCTGGATGTTTTAGGTATTCAAGACGCAGATCAGATAGTTCCTACCGAAAATGACATGAAACCGACTGATCCAGTCAGTGAAAACATGGATATTATGACTGGGAAGCCTGTGAAAGCGTTTATTTACCAAGATCACGAGGCCCACATACAAACACACTTGGCATTAACCCAAGATCCCAAGGTTTTGGAGGTTATGGGCAAGAGTCCAAACGCCAAAAAGGCAATCGCAGAGATGGCTGCCCACGTTCAAGAGCACTTGGCGTTCCAATATCGCATGGAGATAGAAAAAGAGTTGGGTGTGGAGCTTCCAGAGCCAAACGAAGACCTTCCAGAGGACATCGAGTACAGGATATCAAGGCTTGTGGCCCCTGCGGCGGCCCAGTTGTCAGGAAAATCTGCGCGAGAGCAGCAGATGAAGCAGGCTCAAGAACAATTGAAAGATCCAGTTATACAGATGCAGATGAAAGAGCTGCAGCTTGAAGAGCAGGAGATACAGAGAAAGGCTCAAGCGGAAATGGCTCGTATACAGCTAGAGCTTGAGAAGCTGCGAACAAAAACTGTGATGGAAAACAAGAAAATGGAGCAGGACGCTAAGCTGGAGACTGCAAAACTTGGCGTTAAGATAGCTGAAACCAACACAAAAGAAGAATTAGAGTCAGCTAGGATAGCATCTCAAGAGCAGATAGCTGGCGCAAAGATCGGTATTGATATAGCCAAAGAGACTATGGGAGATCTCAAATAAAAGAACTAGACATCTTTGACTATTTGCGATCAAATATTCAAGAGCAAATCGATAACGTGAGTAACCATTTACAAAACGGTGCTTGCAAAGATTATGCTGAGTACACAAAATATTGTGGAATCATACAGGGTTTGCGAGAGGCGGAGCGGGAGATCATGGAATCCAAAGCTCGCTACGAGCAGGCTCAGTAACGACTCTAGGCGTTTTCCTAGTGCAGCGACTTTGGGCGCTAACCCAATGCAAGGAGAAAGTATGAGCGAAGCAGCTCAGCTAGAAACAGAATCTCAAGATTCTGCAGAACCAAGGGAGGCTAGTAAGCTTCCTAACCCAACAGGCTATAAAATTCTTATAGCATTGCCAGAGCCGGAAGAAGCAACTGAAGGCGGTATATTAAAAGCAACCCAGACTCTTCAAGACGAAGAAATAGGATCTATCGTTGGTTTAGTGTTAGAGCTTGGCCCTGATTGTTATCAGGACAAAGCTAGGTTCCCTAACGGCCCCTACTGTAAGGAGGGGGATACAATAATAATGAGATCCTACTCCGGCACTCGCTTTAAGCTAAAAGGCAAGGAGTTTCGTCTGATCAACGACGATAGCGTTGAAGCTGTTGTTGAAGATCCAAGGGGGATTGTAAAAGCATGAGCGAAGTAACAGTCACCACAGAAGAGCAACCAACGTCAGAAGATAAATTCTTTGGCGTTAAAACAACTTTTGAGAAAAAACAAAAGCCAAAACAAGAAGCTGAATCAAACATAGAGTTTGAGATAGTGGATGATCGTCCTCCAGAGGATAGAAAACCGCCAAGAACCACACCACCTGATGAGTTAGGTGATGATGAGCTTGGAGAATATTCTGAGAAAGTTCAGAAGAGACTGAAGAGTCTACGGTTTGACTATCACGAGGAGAGGCGCAGAAAGGAAGATGCGGAGCGTATGCGCGACGAAGCGGTCAAGTATGCTCAGAATCTTAATGCGCAAGTACAGGAAAAGGATGCTTTGTTGTCTCGCGGAGAGGCAGCTCTTGTAGAGCAGATAAAACAAAGCAGAACCGCTGAGCTTGCGGCACAGAAGGAAGCTTATAAGAAAGCTTACGATGAAGGCGACACTGACGCTATTGCTGAATCTCAGAGCAAAATGGTTAAGGCTCAAACAGATTTGAATGATATCGAAAGATATCAGGGTAATTTGCAAAAGGCACAGCCACAGTTAACTGCTCAGCAACAGTATCAACAGCAAGTCGCCGCCCAACAGGCGGCCCAACAGGCCGCGCAGCAACAGTCTGTACAACAACAAGTGCAACTTACTCCAGAAGCTAAGGAGTGGGCTGACAATAACCCTTGGTTCATGGACACCAGCAAAAAGGCAATGACGGCTACGGCTTATGGATTGCATGAAGAAGCGGTGTTAGATCATGGACATCAGGTAAATTCACAAGAGTATTTTGATTATGTGGATAAGGGTATGCGTAAAAGCTACCCTGATTACGATTGGCCGGATAAAAGCGACACAGATGGCGGTGACGCGCCCGTGACGACCAATCAACCCTCGACGGTGGTAGCGCCTTCCACACGAAACAATGGTGCAAAACCTCGCCAAGTACGGTTAACCGCCACTCAGGTAGCTCTCGCTAAGCGACTTGGGTTAACAAATGAACAGTATGCCAAACACGCTGAGCTAATTAAGTAGGAGTAGATTATGGCAGAAGAGCGCACTCTTAGAGAAAACGAAACGCGAGAAGTAGAACAGTATCGCGAACCAGATGAATGGATTCCTCAATCTGTTTTGCCTCAACCAAATGATAGACCTGGTTGGGTGCATAGATGGATTAGGACAGACATACTTGGTCAATCAGATAACACAAATGTATCCAGATCTTTTAGAGAAGGATGGGAGCCTGTGAAAGCAGATGACTATCCAGAGTTACACGTTATGTCTGATGTGAACACAAGATTTGTAGGCAACGTACACTTTGGCGGATTACTCCTTTGTAAAGCGCCAGAGGGCAAGATGAAGTCTCGTGATGAGCATCATCGTCGTGTTGCATCCCAGCAAATGGAATCGGTTGATAATAACTACTTGCGCGAAAACGACCCTCGTATGCCTATGCTCCAGCCAGAGCGCAATACGAGGACAACTTTTGGCAAAGGCTAACCCTATGCAAGGGGTTCGCCTTATTTGGTAAGGAGGCCGTATGGCTACTACTGCAACCCCTATGGGTGCTGAACCTACCGATACTCTTAGTGCGAGTGGCTCTTTTACAGGTAAAGTCCGACACATTAAGATTGCTAGTGGGTATGGCACAGGTATTTTTTACGGTGACTTTGTTAAGATCGTTAACACTGGCACGGTAGAAAAAGACACAGGCACAAGCTCGCTTACACCAGTAGGTGTATTCGTTGGGTGCTCTTACACTGACCCAAGCACGAGTCAGTTAACTTTCAACCAACAGTTTCCAGCAAGCACCGCTGCAAGTGACATCATGGCGTATGTCGTTGATGATCCTAATCTTGTTATGCGTATGCAATCGTCTGGAGTTCTATCTCAAACAGAACTGGGTAACAACATTGCTGTTGTTCAGACTGGCGGATCTACTTCAATCGGACGTAGCAAGAACTCTCTTGGAGACACTGGCGCTACGACTAACACGCTTCCAATGCGAATCATTGAGTTCGTTGAGGGGCCAAACAGTACAGTCGGTGATGCGTTTACTGATGCTCTCGTTTTCTTTAACGTGGGCCACCAGTACACAAACACCACTGGCGTATAAGGGGGA